ACTATAAGGGGTGAAAAGATGGCATTTTCAAAAATAACAAACACACAATTAAACTCGCGTGGAGCTACGACGCTTCCTAACCAGCCAACTATTTCAGCAACGGCTTTAAAACAGGAGTTTGACGCACCGGCTAAAAACATTGTAGCACCGGCGTTTAACAACCTAATTGACGAACTGGAAGACACGACAGCGGCATCAAGTTTAGGAGCAACAGCCCCGGTAGGTAGAGAAGGTGTAACGGTTCAAGGTGTTTTGAATGACATTTCAAGTGATCTGGCAACGGCAGAAAGCACAATAACCGACTTGGTTGCAGACGAACACACACACGCAAACAAGGCTTTGTTAGATACCTATGAGCAGACGGAAGAAGACCTTGCTGATGCAGTATTAAAAAGACATACGCATTTAAACAAGTTAAACCTTGACAAAATAGGCGAAGATGCAAACGGAAGACCGCTGTATGACGAAAATGATATTGGCGGTTCAGTAAACAATGCTTTTAAAACAATTAAGGTTGGATCAACAGACATTGAATCAAGTGGAGAAGACACTATACAACTGGTCGAAGGGGCAGGAATAACACTAACACCGGATGTCGATGCAAAAACGGTCACTATTGAATCGACAGGTGGCGGCGGTGGCGGCGGCGGCGATATGACAAAAGCCAATTACGCCAACAACATTTTAAACCCAAAGACCGTTGACAGGGCAATAACCCTTTTTGACGGTACTAATACATTAACGACAATAGATAAACTAAATAAAGCTGCACAGCTAATGAATACTTATGTGCCGGTTGGTACATCATCAGACAGGCCGATAACCGGTCAAGGTGTGGCAGATGCTTTGACAAACTATTACACCAGATCAGAAATAGACTCGCAAGAGCAACCGCTTGTAAGGAACGCCGGTTCTAAAACATGGACTGATTTGATAACTAATGCAGCAACATATTTAGATGAACCAAATGCAAATAAGTTTTATCGTCTAACAACTGCTGGAACCGTTGACACGACTAATGAACACTTATTTGTGGCAGGAATAGTTGATGGTGAACATTTTTCTATTGATAGTCATATAGCGGTAGTAGAAGAAAGTGCTGGTGTTTTCAAGTACGATTATTTTGGCGGCGGTATAGAGCCGGAAGTATATTTTGATGCTTCTGGTACGTCACTAACATATACATTTACACATGACGCCATAACAACAGATTCAGTAATAATCCCTTACTCAAGTATTGTAGGGGATAAATACACGGATATAACAGTAGTTAGTCACACTTGCACAGTAACTTTTGCAAAAAGCGTTTCAAGAACAGTAAGAATATATGTAAAGTAAAGGAGAAAAGAATATGATTTATGCGATAGTTTTTACAGCAAAAAACAAGGAATCAGGAGAGTGGGCATCCAGAGTATCGGGAACAAAAAGTGATCTTGGAGAAGCAAAGGCATTTTTCCATTCAGAATGTGCGAGACTTATCGGCAATCCCGGATTTTCAGACGCGATGGTTATGCTGATTGACAGTCTTGGAAACAGGGTAATGGTTGACAACTATACGTCTACAGAACCAGAAGAATAATACGTTTTGTTTTCATTTTGTTTCCTTCCATCGGCGGTGCATCTGAAATATGGTGTACCGCTACGGAAACTTATCGGATTACGACATAACTTTAATATACAAAGGAGATATACAATTATGGCTATGATACCTATGGAGTATGCGGGGGGGGGTCAATCTCTTACTATAACCGCAGGAACAGATTTATCTGTTAATAGAAATGGGTCGTTCGTTAATGGCAACCATGTTCACATTTTTGTATTTTTCGATGTGACAGATAACTTAACAGGTGCAACAAACAAGGTTTTTGGAACAGGACTTCCGATACCTAAAAGCTCAAGTGACAATGGTTTTGGATATGCGATAATTTACGATGGCACTAATCATATTGGCAACGGATATGTTAATTCATCGGGTCAGTTGAAGCAATCAACAATGTCAAATATTGCGAGTGGTTCGCAGATGCGTTTTGTTATAGATTATTACACGAATTAAATCCCCTCATCTACCGAGGGGTAGAGAGGAGATATATATGGCGAAAGTGCCTATGGAAGAGTTTGTCGATACATCACAGGCAACTGTTTTTACACCTTCGATTTTAACGTCAAGCAATGATTTAAACAATGTAAAAACAATCGGTTTTTATGCGTGGGGATCATCAAGACCTTCAAACTGTCCGACAAGTGATGCGGGTAGTATGATTGTATTGCAACGTGGGTATTCGGGTATCACGCAAATAGTATATGACATAACAAAGATTTATACCCGTATATATATAAGTGGAGCTTGGCAACTTTGGAATACTTTTGATCATGTGTAGTATGTCGCAATTTGTAACGATTACGCAATATAATCCTTTATTTTGAGATATTTTTCGCAAATATACGTTTTAAATGTATAGTTTTAGCAATTTAGCATCCGTAAGGGTGCTTTTTTGATGGAGAAAAAATGGATGTTTCAGTTTTAAACACAATTATAACGGCAGGAGTGACATTACTTATTTCAATAGGCACTTGGCATTTTTCTGCTAGAAAAGACCGAGAAAAGCAGAGAGAAGATATAAAAGCCGAACTAATCAAGTATCACGAAAAGAACAAAGAGGAAATACTTGATATTAGGCAGAATGATCTCCGGGAAATACGGGATGATGTAACCGCTTTAGGTGCAAACCTTCAACAGAAAATAGCCGTTATTGAAACGCAGATAAATATATTGTCGAATCGTGTAGAAAAACATAATCAGGTAGTCGAGAGAGTTTATCGGTGTGAAGATACAGACAAGCTGCTTGAAGAAAAAATATCAGTAGCAAATCACAGGATCGCAGACCTTGAAAATAAAAATAGGGGGTAGAACTATGAAAATGTCAAACGAAACTTATGATCTTTGGAAGAAAATCTGTCAGTATTGGATTCCGGCACTTGGCACACTTTACTTTACTATCGCACAGATTATCGGGCTGCCCTATGGTGAGCAAGTGGTCGGCATATTAACCGCGATAGACACATTTTTAGGCGTTGTGCTTGGGATCAGTACGCACAACTACAATAAAGAGGAATAGATATGGCATACACAGCACAAACATTTTTAGAAAAAATAAAGCCTTTGGTTATAACGGATATGCGTGAAACCGGTATTCTTGCTTCTTTAACCGCTGCACAGGCGTTTATTGAAAGCAACAAAGGGAATAGCGGCCTTACACAAAAGGCAAACAACCTTTTCGGAATCAAAGGATCATACGACGGTCAGTCAGTAAAGATGCTAACAACGGAGTATTACAACGGTGTAGCACACAGGGTTTACGCCGATTTTCGTAAATATCCTAACTGGCTTGATTCAATAAACGATCATTCCGCATTGTTTAACAGGCTTAACAGATATAAAAATCTTCGGGGTGAGACAAACTATGTTACAGCTTGTAATAATGTGGCAAAAGACGGTTACGCGACAAGCCCGACGTATGCAACCACTTTATTAAACACAATAAACAAATACAAGTTGTATGAGTGGGATGCGGAAGCTCTTGGCAAGGAACCGGAAAAGCAGACCGTTCTAAAACCCGGTGAATATTATCCGACGCTTAGAAAAGGTGATGAAAACGAGTACGTTCTGCACTGGCAGAAATACCTTAACCAGCTCGGTTATCATTGCGGAACAGAAGACGGTATATTCGGCAAGAACACAGAGCTTGCCGTTAAAGAATATCAAAAAGCAAAAGGGCTTACGCCTGATGGCATTATAGGTTCTAAAACATGGGATTCAGTAGGTAAATAAGAAAGGGGTACAAAAATGGGTGTAACTAAGCAAATATCATCGTTGCTCAATCAAAATAGCAATAACGGTTATAAGGTTATGAGCGGAAAGAACGGTACAAATCTTACTGCTCAAGCATATCCGAGTTCGACAGAAGGATATTACGGCGGCAATGTCTCGACGACAAAGGTAAATACAAAGACAAATACTTCAAAAGGCGTCGGATCAGCTGGATCATCGTATAGTAGTGGTTCAAGTGGATCATCGGGTTATTCTGATGATTATGATTATTCTGGATCGTCAAGTAGTGGGGCATCCGGGACAGACGACGCTTTAGGATGGGCGCAGCTTGAATTACAGAGACAAAACGCTGATAGAGACTACGCACTCTCTCAGGAACAGTTACAGATGCAGAAAGATGCAGCAGCACTTGAAGAAGCAAACAGGCAAAAAATAGCAAACGCCTACAGAAATCTTGTTGCATCGTATGAAGCAAAAGCCGGAAACCCTAATACATATCTTGACGAGTTAAAAGCTGCGGCACAAGACGCATACAACAGCAGCATGAGTCAGCTTACTAATTCATATAATAATCAGCTTTCTTCCCTTAAAAGCATTTTAAATCAGACTAAGAGCAGCCTTCTTAGCAATTACAACAATGCAAAGGGATCAATCAATAAGGAAGCTGAGGACTATCTGAGACAGGCATATATAAACAATATGCTTTCACAGAAGAATATTGATCAGCAGTTAGCTGCACAGGGATTAAGCGGCGGTGCATCCGAGTCTACAAGAGCCGGACTTGCTAACAACTATGGAAACATCAGAAATAGCATTAACAGCACAACAGCTAATAACCTTGCAACACTTTTGAACACATACCAGAACAATCTGTCAGATGCACAACAGGCATATACACAGGCCGTAGATTCAGCACAGCAGCAGAGAGCTAAATATGCTATGGACTTAGAGAATAATCTTGGATCAAACAATATTAACTCACTCATGGAAGCTGCTAGACAGAGACGTGAACAGGAAGCCGCATATCTGAATCTTATTGAAAACGCTGTAAATAGCGGTGCAGACGTAGGTTACGGCGGCAACACTGGAACAAATACAGGCGGTACATCTGGTGGTACATCCGGTGGCACATCAAGCGGCACATCCGGTGGTACTGGTGGTGGTACATGGAATTATGACGCGTTTGCAAGTGAGCTTGCTTCTGCGGGTACAAGTGATGAACGTGATGCTATTCTGAACAAGTATTACTACACAATAGCTCAGAATGATCAGCAGAGAGATCAGATTGCTTCTGTCCGTCAGAAACTTGAGGAATTAGGACTTATTGAAACAGACTGGAACCAGTCAAATTACCACGCGTAAAGGAGATAAAGATATGGCACAGATAAAGAAATCATCATCAAACTTTGAAAAAAGTGCAGCATTATATGACAACAAAGGGAACAGAAAGGGGGTTGTCAGTAAAAGAAAATCCTCTGATGATCCTAAAAAAACAAGGTATGGCGTTGCTATAGATAATATGGGAAGTCCGTATCGTGGAGTTTCCGATAATGAGATTAGCACACCTGTAGGCACACTTGATTATGGTTATGACGGAGATACAGTTTACGCCGGGGTTACGCCTAATGCGTATGCAGGATATGAAAATAATCCTAATGAAAGAGGGGCATACATAGGGCTTAACAACACTCAAGCAGGAACATACGCAACACCAAACGGAAATGCAGGAGTTTATGTTGATAGAAACGGAAGAAATCTGTTTGATGCAGGGTTGTGGGGAAATGAAGGATCAAGAAGTCTTGGCGTATCTGTACCAGCTCCCGTAAATAATAACTATTATGGAGAGATAGACACACCGGCAGGAATGATAGGGTATGGAGCAGCAGCAGACGGCAGCGTTTTTGGCGATTTTACACCCAACCAGTATATACAGGCGCTTATAAATCTTTTGAGAAGGAGATAATCAATGGCTAAAAATCTCAGAGATAAGGGTTATCCTCAGTCAAGAGAAATAAAGCAGAATAAAAGCGACAAGAAAAAGACCGTAATGACCAGTCAGGTCGATAAGACGACTAAAAACCCGATCCAAAAAGAGGTCAATACACCAAAAGAAGCTAATCCGGTCAAAGAAAATCTAGTCAATAAAGTTATCACAGCATACAACAATAGGGCGTTCGGAAATCCGAACGCTCCTTTGTTGCAGCGCACAGGTGATGATTTTGTAAACAATAATGATGAACGTGCATATTATTCCGGGGTAGCTGTAAGAGATCAAAATGGGGAAAGATTAGGGATGATCAATAAGACTACTTCCCCGACAAGCACAGAATATAACCTTGCTATAGATAATCTTCCATTAGGCGAGAATACCTATGATAAAACGATCAATACTCCGGTCGGAGAGTTTTATGCAGAGTATGACGGAGACGGTACGGTAGGACTTAATTATGAGTCTTCACCTAACATTTATTATTTACAGGCTCTTATAAACGCACTGAAAAATAGGGGTACTCTATGAACTATCAAAAACGTGATGAAGAACTGATCAAGAAGCAGAAAGAAGCTAATCGTAAAGCTTCTTATAACACAAGCACTGGAATAACCAGCGGCAATAAAGGTGTCAGAAAAGAGACTGTTAAGGCTCTTGATACAGGCTCTTATGGCAAAACAAACACCAGACAAGTCACAAAAAGAACAAGTCAGGAACAAGTCTATACGCCTAAAAATACAGTAAATGTAAAGAATACAACTAAAAGTGTTCCCGTTATAAAATCCGGTGAGCCGGTTTCTGTACGCAAAAATACTGTTCAGAAGAACGGAGACAGAAGTATAAACACTCTCCGGGCAAGACAAAGCTACATGAAAGAGTCTGAATATAAGCCTAAAGGCCGTACATTATCAAAGAAAGATGCGGATATAATTTACAACGGCGTTAAAGACTACATGAAGCGTGGTGCTAATACAAGCAAGGAAAACGCAGCCCGTATTATGCGCTCACAAGCCAAAAACGGAAGATATATTCGTGAAAAAGACTGGGAAGGTGAATACGGAAAATCACTTGAGGATATTCTTGAGGATTATTCAAAAAACTTTGATGCAGAAGAAGAACGCCGGAATAAGAAATACGGATCAGAAAATAAAGTTGCGGCGACGCTAACAAGCATATTAAATAGCGGCGTTGTAAAACCTGCTATATCAGCAGAAAATCAGATAGCAACACTTATCAATCCCACTTCCAAAATTGCACAGGATATTAGCAAAGTAGCCCGTAATGTGTCTAAAAACACAGAACAGACGCGTGAAGGTGTCACAAAAGATATGGGTAATGTCGGCAAGACTATTTATAATGTCGGAACTAATGTTGCGGATAGACTTGCCGGACGTGCTGCATTTGGGAAGTTAGGTCATGGAGCAACCTTATTTAGAACAGCAGAAGATACACGCGAAAATCTTGAAGATAGGGGCATAACAGGACGTGGAGCGGTAGGACAATCATTAGCTACAGGTGCGGTAGATGCAGCCCTTGATGTTGTAGGATTAGAGAAAATAAAGGGTCTTAAAGGGTTACAACAGTCTGGCAATCTTGCAAAGTCATTAGTTGGATCGGCGGCTATAGGTGGCGGCGAACAGGCAATTACAAGCATAATCAACGAAGCTATTGACCGCGTAGCAAACAAGGATAAATCAAACTATGCTATGAGTGTTCAGAACTATATGGCACAGGGTATGTCACAGAAAGATGCAGAAGACGCAGCTATGTCTGATGTTGTAAGGAATGTGGCATTAGAAGCCGGGCAAGGTGCGTTGTTTGGTGCGGCAATGGGTACGGGCGGTCAGGTAGCAAAAAAAGCCGCAAGTACAGCCGTAGATGCTATAACCGGCAGAAAAATACCTTCATTATGGACGCCTTCAAAGTCTGAACCGGTTATTGATAATGCTATCAGACAGACGGAACAGGCCGCAGGAGAGATTGAAAGATTAAGGCAGCAGATACCTAAAGTCACCGAGACAGAAGCGCGTAATGAACGTAATCTTGAAAGAATACAAGAGACTGTTCCCGGCGTAGTCGAAAATGCAAGAAAACAGATAAATGAGCCTAAGAATTACAAAATAGATACTGTTAACAGGAAAGGCGGCAAGAAGGGTTATTACGTTGCGGAAGTTTCAGAAAATGGATCGCGTAATGTAATGCCGGGAAAAGTTTTTAAGACCGAAGCAGAAGCACAGGAAGCGTTAAATAAAATCCAAAGCGGAAAAAGGACACAAGGCAAAGGAAATACTAGTGTTGCCAAAGTTAATGATATTGTTCGTAACATGGATGCAGAAGAATCGGCAAGTAGATTAGCAGATATTGAGAGGAACCTTCAAAATAATAATCCGATAGAAAATACTGTAGCAGCGGAAAAAGCCGAATCAAACCCAACGCTAACCCAAAACGTAGATGAAACACAAAATCCGCGTTATGTAAAGCCGCTTGAGGGTGCTGATCTTGAAAATGCTAATAATACGATTGAGCAAAACAATACACGGATCACCACTATAGACGAGCGAATATCCGCTATAGAGAACAGCAAGAAAGGTAAAAAGCTCACAAACAAACAAGCTCAGGAAATAAAAGCCTTAAACAACGAAAAGAAACAGCTTCAAAACACTAACAAGGCTTTGAAAAAGCAGATTAAAGGCGGTATAACACCGGTTAAAGAGCTTTTATCTAATGAGTCAAAGAAGTCACTGTTTGGAAAATATAACAGCGTTTATGCCGATCTTTACGTAGCAAAGAAGATTGCCGGAGACACCGAACAAGTAAAAACACTTGAAAATGAAGCCAGAAAATACCTTAATCAGTTTATCGAAAGCGGCGATATAAATGATTTTAGCGAGTTTGTTAATAGAGCCGCAGAACTGCAAGAGATAGCTGAAAGGTTAGGCGGTAAATATAAAACAAAAAATGGTGAGTATTCATATAACGACTGGTATGGAACAACCGTAGATAAATTAGGAAATGAAACTAACAAGCAGTTGTTAGATTCTATTTTTGAACGCATACCATTTGACGAAATAGAAAGCTATCATAAAGTGCCTAAGACGGTAACGGAAAGTGCGCCCGAAGCACCCGCGCCAAAAGCGCCGCAAAATCCAAGACTCCAGGAAATTGACGATAATCTTGCTCGGATAGACGAAAAACTAAAACAGTATGGCGGTTCAGAAACAAATACAGACTTAGAAAAATACCATGCTGATATCAGGGCTATCGACGAACGATTAGAAAGACTGAAAGATGGCGTATTGCCTTATGAAGAACTTGTAAAATCTAGCGCTAATATTCCAGAAGCGATAAATGATTTGTATAGTCGTCGAGCTATGTTGTCAACACAACTTGACCAGATACAAGACGGAATGACAACGACCTTGCCGAGTGGAAGGGAACACCGTTTAACAGCGCAGGAACTCGCAGACCATAGAGCAAATATTAGGTATTTAATCAAACAAACAGATAATCAGATTATAGATAATACTAATCGTTTCTTACTTGCAACAAGAGAAGCCGCAAGGAATAATCTCGAAAATGCAAGTGCGCCAATAGAAGATGCTCTTTCTGGTAACGTCAGAAGACAGTTAGAACAGACAAGAGAAAGGCTTTTGAAGGAGCGTCAATCATTACAGAACGGCGGCGGGGATAATGGGAATGAGCCACCCAGAGTACCAGAAGAGCCTACCGAAGATATAAATAGAATACCTACGGAAGAAGCGCCTGTTAATAATGGCGGCGACAATGTACCACCTAACGAACCGCCAGTACCGCCCGAAGTACCGCCAACACCACAAGACAGCATAAGCAGACGTTACGAAACGTTGAAGAATAGTGACTTATTCCAGAAGTCAGCCGCTAATATGGCAATGCTTGAAACGGCAAAATCAGAGGGGATATTCAATAAAGACGTTGAAAATCGTGTAAAGACACAGCAGGAAGCTCTTGACGACTATACAAACAATCCGGAAGCAGCTATTGAGCGTAACCTTAATAGGCAATGGGATAGTGGAAAAGACGTTGATACTTCAATGCTGATCCTTCATGATGCTTTAGACGATGGTAGTCAGGCATATACTAACCTTGTATTGTTAAAACAGGCTCAACAGGCGAAGAAAGCAGGTCGTCAGTTGAGGGCTTATCGTGATTATGCCGGTACAAAGGAAGGTACAATTCAAAAAGCCGGGCAATATCTGAACGACAAAGCCGATAGCATATTGTCAAGCAAAAAGAAAAAAGCAGACATTCAATCGTCGGCAGAAAGAGTTTCAAGCGGTGATCTTTCTGTTTTATCTGAAAAATACGGCATGGATGAAGCCAACATTAAGAATATAGCTGATGCACTAGGAGCAGGAGCGACAAAGGCAGACATTGAAAAGATGATTGCTATGTATCAAGCCGTTGGTAAGACCGGTATTTCCGATAATGCGTTACAGAAAATTAGAGATATTTATGATCAGATAGAGCAGAAAAATCTTAATCCTAACAGCCGGGAAAGGGCAGAACTTGAAGCCGACGCATTTAAGGTTTTAGCCGATGATATAGGCGGTAAACGTACATGGAAAGAGCAATGGGATTCATGGCGTTATCTTGCTATGCTTGGAAACCCTAAGACGCATTTAAGAAACGTACTTGGTAACACTACACACAGAATGGTTACAGAGATAAAGGATAATATCGGCGCATTCCTTGAAGGTGCAGTTGATACAGCTAACCGGGCTATGGGCGGTCAAGGAATTGAACGTACTAAGGCATTGTTAAATGCTAATGATAGTAACCTTATCAATAGAGCAGCAGAAGACGCAGACAATGTAGCCTATACCGCGTTAAATGATATGGGTAACAAGTACAACGTCAAGTCAGAGATAGACCGGGCGCGTAATTCTTTTAATAACCGGTTGTTGTCAAAGATTGACGATCTGAACAGTAACGCACTTGACATTGAAGACTATAATGCGCTGAAATCTAAGTATTCAAGAGCGTTAGCTCGTTACATTAAGGCAAATGGCGTAGATGAAAGCGTTTTTGATGCTGCCGACGATATGAGTTTAGCATTTATGGAGAAGGCCAGAGCTTATGCAATAGATCAGGCAAAACAGGCCACATTCCATGAATACAGCAGATTAGCCGACGCATTAACACAATTCTCGTCAAATCAGCGTCAGGGCAACATAGGAAATAAGGCCGTTGGTATGGTAGTTGAGGGTCTTGTACCATTTAAGAAAACGCCTATAAACATTTTGAAACAGGGTGTTAAATATTCACCTATTAGCTTGGCAAAGTCAATAGCGACAATGACTAATGCGGTTAGATCAGGTAATAAGACTGCATCCGACGCGATAGAAGACCTTGCATCCGGACTTACCGGAACAGGCATACTTGCTTTAGGCGGTTTTCTAGCACATGAAGGCTTGTTAACCGGTAGTGCTGATCCTAATTATGATGTTGACAATGCACAAACAGAGCAAGGGGCGCAGAACTACGCACTAAAAATCGGAAATAAGTCATACACGCTTGACTGGTTGGCTCCTATGGCACTTCCGCTTTTTGTAGGTGCAGAGCTTATGAATAATGTGGGAGAAACGGAAGATGATAGAGACGCAATAGACCGGTTTATATCATCTATTTCGACAGTAGCAGAACCTATTACGGAAATGTCAATGTTACAGGGCATACAGAACGCTTTAAATGAACTGTCATACAGTACGGAAAACATTATAAGCACATTCCTTACAAATGCAACATTAGGATATGCTACACAGGGTATTCCGACGCTTTTCGGACAAATAGCACGTTCTATTGACGATACAAGGAGAAGCACATATACTGATCAACCGGCAGGATATAAGCGGCAGCTTGACAAGACGTTGACAAAGGCAGAAAACAAAATACCGTTCTTGTCTATGTCTAATGAGCCTTATGTTAATATGAACGGTCAAACACAGCAAAATGATGGCATTATATCATCACTTTTTGGCAATAATATAGGCACAAGATTTTTGGATCAAACACTGTCTCCCGGATATTACAAGGAAGGCACAATTACACCTGTTGATGAAGAACTAAACAGATTATATGAAACAATGGGTGAAAGCGTTTATAAGAATGTATTAAGCGGAAAAGTGGGTGACGAAAAGCTAAGTAAAGAAGACTTTACAAAGTATCAGACACTTTACGGATCAAACAATGATGCTTTTTACAATGATCTTATAGGAAGCGAAGAATATAATGCTTTAGACGATGCACAAAGAGTAGACGTAATAAAAGAAGCTAAGAAAATATCAAAGATGATTGCTGATCATGAAATCGGCGGTAAGGAATTAAAAGAATCTGAGCAGAAAATCTACGATATATACAAAGCCAAAGGCAAAGACGGAATTATTGAATACTTAAAAGACCTTAGTAAAGCTGATTCTTTAGGTTTGACATATAAAACTTACAAGAAAAAACAGGAAGAATATAGTAATAACTCTACTCAAACAGTGCCACAATTAAGTCAAACGCCAAACACGCAGATTAAACCGGCTGAAAGCGTGGAAGAATATGCAGAACACAAGCAAACGGCCAGTGATCTTGGAATACAAACAAAAACATACGAAAAAATAGGCAGTAAGGCCGGGGCAAATGCTGATAAAGTCTATGAAGCAATACCTTCACTGAAACGAGTCGGTTTAGGATCATCAAGTGCATATTATACTTATGCAAATGCACTGTCTATTGACCCTAATCTGTCCTCTAATGACTTTGTTAATACGTTTATAAACATTGATGTTGATAACAGCAAGGGCATTAAACAGGATGAATTGATAGACTATTTCAACAGAAACAATACTTCACCGGAACAGGCAGACCAAATGTGGAGAATGTACGGCGACTCAACATGGAAGAAAATCCCTAAATTAGAAGGGGGAACGTACAAAAAAGTAGCAAAATAAGTTGTTCCACTTTTGAAACATCATAACTGGAACTATACCTCTTTTGTACGGGGTGTTAAAATCCCGGATAAGAGGGGTTTTAAAATATGATAGTTTCAAATTATACTGTACCGGAGTTGAACTTTTTGCGTGAAAACTGCAATTTCGTTGGAAATGAAATTAGAGTGTTTGATCTGCGAAGTCAGGGTGTGCCACTTGAAGAAATCGCGGAATTGCTGGATATGTCAGTAACACACATCGGCAGAATAAGTCAAAGAGTTAATAAAAAGATAAAAAAAGTGCAATAATATGTTATTTTTAGGGCATTTTCCTGTTATGGAAGATGCCTTTTTTTGTTGCCATAATTTAATCATGGACGTAGTGAAACTTTGCGACAAATTGTTTGATGATGAAGAATTGCAGGACATACCGATAGAATACATTTTTCGGGTGGCTTATGCAGTCCTTGTCATTATCGCAGAGGGAGAGTGCTTTTACAAAGTAGACTTTGAATAAAAGGGGGTAATTATGTTTTCTTTATATCCTTATCAGACAACACCTTATTTACCGCAGCAGACACAGAATATTCAGTATGTAAACGGTAAACAGAGTGCAGCGTCATACCAGATGCCGCCTAATTCAAGTGTGATCCTTATGGATTCTAATCAGGCCAGATTTTACATGAAACAGACAGATG